TCTATAAGAAAGGACTTATTGAGGATATGGTAAAGAAGATTCCTGAAGAGGGATTCGCTGTAACACATTTACCTAAGACTCAAAGATTAGAAAAAGCTTTTGATGGAATGAAAAAGGTCGTTGTAACAAGACCATTCGAAGAAAAAGAAGAATCAAATAGTTTGTGGATAAAAGAAACTAAGCGAGCTCATTCAAGTTTTGAAATTACTCATGAAGCTTGGTTACGAGATCCGGAAACTTTTCATATCGAATTTAACGATATGATATCCATAAATAAAGAAAAGATTGACGCATTACAAATATATCTTTTCGGCGAAGTAATAACGGATAGTGTTGAAGCAATGACGCTTGCTTTAAACGAAGAAACAATAACTAAAAGTAGTAAACGACGAGAGGAACAGTAACATGACACTACAAGAAAAAATCCAAGAAATGCTAGACGGATCAGTTGATCAGTTCCTTGGTGAAAAGAAAATGGATCCGGTCGATAAGAAAGCCTTGAAGAAAGACTTTGACGATCGTGACGATAAGGACATCGATAACGACGGAGACGTCGATGATTCTGATGAGTATCTTCACAAGCGTCGTAAAGCAGTATCTAAGGCTATTACTAAAGAAGACAAGAAGCAATTTGTCTATGCCGCTAAAATGGCTAAAGAAAAAGGCGAAGAGAAATTCGTATTTGCCGGTAAAGAATATAACGTTGAAGATGTAGAAGATCTTGACGAAGTAAATATGGGTCCTTGGAACCGTGGTGCTATTAATGGTGCTATGGATAAAGCTGGTATTAAAGGACCACAAGCAAAAGCATTTATTGCCGCATTACGCGGTAAATAAGTAAAATATACAATTGAGGAACAAATTATGAATAGTATCTTTGCATTTTGGAATTGGTTAAAGTCTGCATTTGTTGCAGCTCCACTTGTTGACAGGGAACCACGTAAGGAAGTAGTAGAAACTCCTGCTGAAGCTCCGGCTCCTGTCCAAAAGAAAAAGCCAGCTCCTAAAAAGAAAGCGGCTGCTCCTAAGCCTAAAGCTACTAAAGCAAAAGCAGCACCTGAAATAAAAGTTACTAAAGCTGATCTAGGTAAGTTAACTAAAGCTCAGCTAGAAGAAAGAGGCCGTGAACTTGGCGTTGAACTCGATAAGCGTAAGAAGAAAGCTGATCTCGTCGCTGATTTATGGAATCACGTAAAATAATTTTTGTTATTACTAAATTAAAATAAAAACAAGGAGAATAACATGGCTTTATGGGGAAAGACTGACACATTGGCCGATGCGCCTAAGTGGTTGGAAGACGCGGCCGCTAATACTAACAAGTCAAACGATCTAGATAACGCAGTATTTGTTGACTTGGAAGAGTCACAAGTTGCATCTAACCGTGCAAAGGGTCTTACTGGTCCTGGTTGGTGGTTATATCACACATCTAATGGCCGTCATTATGCAGAGTGTTTGGTACCTATGAAGGTAGCTGCAGCTGATGCAGGCGACTTAGGTATTACTGGTGATACTGCTGATGAAGATCTGGTTGTTGCTGACTAATCATTAACTAATTTATATAATGAAATTAACAGAATCGACCTTTTTGCTATATGCTATGAAGCATTATGATAATCCGCAATGTACGGATATATCAGAATTTGATGAGGACATGAAGCGATTTCAGTACCTTCGCAAGTTGTTTTCTCGATATCGTCAAGAAGGTGAACTGAAGGAAAGGTTGATTCTGAACCATCTCATTGTGATATACAATGTGTTTGGACTTGAGGCGACTGATATGCTATTCATGCGGCTTCACGAATACCACGAGTTTCTGAAGCCGTTTGTACAATATTTAAACTATATGCCATCCGTTTTAATTTACGATGGTTTAGCTATCAACGCTGAAAGTATAGATAGTGATGCAGCAATACTAACAAGACTCGGAGAGATTTAATGGTAGTTGATCTATTTTTAGTTTTTAGCTTTATCAAGAGGTTAGTAACACCTTTTGAAAAGTGGGAAGCTTATAAAGAAGGAATCATCGATAAAGATGGTAACGTTCTTATTAAGAGAAAAGATTACTCGAAAGCAAATCAAAAGAAAGCTTTTGGCGTATTCGATCAGCTCATTTTAAATATAAAGAAGCTATTAGCCAAGGTCCCAGGCGGTTCATCTCGTCTTGGAACGTATGCTGCTGCGTTGTGGCTAATTAAAGAAGAAAAGAAGCTTGAAGAATATTCTTCATTGAATGAGAACTTTAATGAAGATGCTTATATTGTTTCCTCATGTGAAAAATTTCTACAAGAGCATACTGACTTATTAGAGGAAGCTTCGAAAGAAGAAGAGGCTACTACTGTAGGTGGTGGTGCAATTGCAGGTTTAGGAGTAGGTCCACAGGGCGAACCTGGCGTATCGAAAGCCAACCAGAAGAAACATAAAAAACGCGTTAAAAATATTATCAGGAGAACATAATGGAATCGCAAAGCAAACAAAACGTTTTCAGCCAACTTAAGGTTGACGAGGGGGTCGTATATGAAATATATGAGGACCATCTTGGATATGCAACGTTCGGAGTCGGGCACTTGGTTCTTGAATCAGATCCTGAGCACGGACAATCTGTCGGAACCGCAGTTTCAGAAGAAAGAGTCGACGAGTGTTTCTTCCAAGACCTTGACATCGCCATTAGCGAGTGTATTACTCTATACGGTGACGAAGCCTGGGGTAATTTCCCTAGTGAAGTACAAGAAGTCTTGGTTAACATGCTCTTCAACTTGGGGCGTCCGCGCCTAACTAAGTTTAAGAATTTCAACGCTAAAATCTTAGAAGGTGATTATGCAGGAGCAGCACCTGAAGGATTAGACTCGTTATGGGCTAGACAAGTAGGCCCACGAGCGATTCGTCTAATGCAGAGATTGGAAGCGGTATAAATAAATAACACGTATTATAAAAATTTCCAAGGAGAAAATAATGTCTATTGAAAAAATTGTAGCAGAGGCTATTAACAACAATCCTCTCCGACTCAAAGAAGCTTTTGACGAAGAAATGAATGTCCGCATCCGTGCTGCTCTTCAAGAGAAGTATCAAGAAATGACTGAAGCAGTTGATGCTGAAGATCTTGAAGAAGAGACCGAAGAGCTCGTCGAGAATGACGACGAAGAAGAAGATGAAGACGAAGATCATGACGACGAAGACGGTGATGATGACGACGACGAAGAAATGGCTAATGAAATGAAAAAGCTTCACGCATCAGCTTGTTCCAAGACAGAAATGTATGGCAAGATGAAAGAGAAGTATGGCTGCACACGAGAAAAGTTTAACGAGTTATACGCATCAGCTTGCAGTGACTAATACAACTTATGAAAGCGCTGTACCAGTGGGTGACATTATTTTTTCGTAAACTTTGGAAGGGGCTAGTGATAGTAATTGCTGCTCCTTTTAAAGGTATTGCTTGGTTATGGAAATGGTGGACCACAAAGCCCACTTATAAAATCACTGTGTCTTATGATTCTAAGTTTGGCAATTCCGATGACGTTGTATACGAAGGTGTACCAAAGATTCTGAAGCAAACTTGGAAAGAGCTTAATTTTATAACAGCCGAAGAGAAAAGTGTATGTGTAAAAGCTAACACTGGCTTAAATTATCGCGTTGAGGAAGAATAATGTACCAGATCTTTTTTGTAATTATACTAGCATTAGGTGGAGCAGCCGGTTGGTTCTATCAACAGAATCAAATACTCGAAGCTAATAACGCTGTATTGAAAGGAAATGTGGTACAACTCGAAGGAGCAGTTGAAGAACAAAAGGCTGCAATGGCCGCTGTGAAAGAATCCTTCGAAAAGCAAGCAAAAGCACTAACCAACCTCCAGTCTAAAAATAGAGAGATCAATGCTGAGAAGGATCGTTATATGTCGATCTTTGCTCGTCATAATCTTGATAAGCTTGCATTAGCTAAGCCTGGGTTGATTACGAGTCGTACCAATAAAGCGACGAAAAAGATTTTTGAGGAGATTGAGAATGATAGCAAGAACATTGCTGCTCTTGGTGACGATAAGCCTAATTAGTGGCTGTTCGACTTTAGCTAGTTTAGGTTTTGGCACAAAGCCCGAAAAGGTTATTGAAATAGTATCTAAGCCAGTAGAGATTGAAATTATTCAACCTACAATGCCCTCTCCTCTTGAACTCGATTCCCCACAATGGTATGTTGTTTCAGAAGCGAAGGTAACTAACCTTTGTAAACAAGTACCTAGGCTCAACGAATCCGGAGAGCCTGAACTCAATGAAGATGGGACACCTAAGCTGAGACGTCCTAAGATATGTTCTCAGGAAGAAAAAGAAAATCCCAACCAACCTGTCGACTATACTTATTTAGATAAATTTATTGATGATATTAAGATAGCAACCGGTGGAGATGTACTCTTCATTGCGTCTACAATCAAAGACTATGAGCTAATGTCTGGTAACGTTCAAGAGTTGCGTAGGTACATACGTGAACTTGGAGAGGTCATAGTTTACTATCGTGAAGTTACTACCAAAAAGCCTGCTGAAGATAAAGTAACAGAAACCCCAGAATCTGCCGCTTCCAAGTAGCACTATCAAATAAATAGTTGACATAATACGTTAAATGTATTAGAATAGTATTCCTGGAGGATATTACTAATGTCGACTGATGCCGACCTTAAGACTGACATCGCTTTAATTAAGAAAGATGTTAAGCAAATCGAAAAATTCTTTGATAAAGTAGACGCTGTAATGACAGAAATGTCAGATATTACTAAGTCTCTCGCTGTGCAGCAACAAATTCTTGAACACTTCACAGGCAAGATCGAAGAGATTGAGGAGACGATTAGCGAGCATAAGCAAGAAGATATCGACCGCACTAAGGTTCTTCATAAGCGTCTAGAAGAGTATCGTAATTCTTCCAAAGAAGACCATAAAAGACTTTCCGACCAAAATGCTAGGAATCGTGCTCAGCGAAACGAAGAGATTATGGAAGCTCTTTCTAAGCTCAATGGTAACTTAGAGCTCCGCATGGACGATCTTAAGGCTGCTACAGAAGATCAGGAAAGCCGCCTCCAAGGCTTTGAAAAAGCCAAGTGGTGGTTAATAGGGGTAGCCGCGACAGTTACTTTCATGATCAATATGGCTGCTGACTTTGACTTCTCGAATATTTTTAGCTAATTAACGAAAATAATCCTGTACATCTACGCCCTACTGGTTTATAATCTTCTTATCGTTTAATCAATCTAGTACCTTATATTATGCTTGACTTTGTAGATCTACAGTATGCCCAACAACTAGCCGGCCGGTTAGATAACTTTAAGATACGCCATACCAATCCTTATAAGATCAACTTTCGTTGTCCCATCTGTGGTGATAGCCAGAAGTCTCGATCTAAAGCACGTGGTTGGCTATTAGAGAAGGGAGACAGCTTTAACTACTATTGCCATAACTGTGGCGCATCCATGTCCTTCTCGTTCTTCCTTAAAAGTCAAGATCCAATGATGTATAATGATTGGGTCGCTGACAAGTTCCTTAAGAAGCCTACCGCTAATACCAAACCAACACTTGAGACGACGAAGTTTACTGCTCCCAAGTTCGAAAAAAATCCTCTAAAAAGTATCAAAAAAGTTTCACAATTAGCGTGGAATCATCCTGTAAAAGCATATATAGCTAAGAGGCAAATACCAGCACAACAGCACTATCGGCTTTACTACACGCCCAAGTTCAAAGGATGGATCAACAGTATCGTCCCAAACAAATTCGAGAACGTAGGTAAAGACGAACCTCGGCTGGTAATTCCTTTTTTAGACGAGCGAAAGCGAGTCTTCGGTGTGTCGGCCCGAGGGTTTGATCCTAAGGGAATACGTTATATCACCATCATGTTCGATGAGCGACCAAAGATCTTCGGACTGGATACTGTTGATTTCAATAGAGAATACTATATAGTCGAAGGTGCTATAGATAGCATGTTCATTCGTAATTCTGTAGCTATGAATGGCGCGGAAGGTAATGTTAGCTCTTTAAGATGTATACAGAATGGTGTTTTTGTTTTTGATAATGAACCTCGTAATAAAGAGATTAACAAGCGAATGGAAAAGGTAATCGACAAAGGTTA